ATTCGGTGCGGAAGCATTTACCGATATAGAATTGATGGAAGCTATTAGTTTAGCACCAAAGAAATTTACATTAGAAGCACCTAAGAAAGATGGTACTGACCCTAAGTTAGCAGCAATCTTAAAAAAGAAAGTAAGAAATGCAGATACAGGTAGAGATGTAACGGTAGCATCGGCATTGAATTATAAAGACCAAAAAGGTAGTGGAGCAAGGTCGGCATATCACGCAGCAGCTGCAATGTTAAAAGGAGCAGGTTATAGTGAAAAGAATGTGGATATGATTGATGACCCTAACCCGGAAGAACCACAATACTATGCTAAACCAAAACCACAAGTTACTCCACAATCTAAAGTAGTATCAAAACCACAACCACAACAAAAACCACAACCACAAACTCCAACGGCAGCACCAACTAAAAAAACAGCACCGGTTCAACAACCTGTTAATGTTAATTTAAGTGGTTCATTGAAGGATGTATTTGGTAGATTTGAAGATAATAAAAATACTAAGACAAGTAAAGATAATGTAGTAACTGCAATTAAGAGTGTTTATAAGGAAGTGGATAAATTTATTAAAGATAAAAATAATCCTAATCAAAAAGCACATATAGCAGTAAAAGCATCATTACAAAAAATGTTTACTGGTACTCCATTAAGTGCAAGTGAGAAAAAATTATTAGCACAATATGTTAGAGTAGCAGAACCAACTGATGCAAATCCAAACGCATGTAAAATATATGTTGCACGTCAACCGGGTGTTTTTAAAACAGCTGGGCAAGATAAAAGAAGTAGAGTATATGTTGGTGCAAAAGATAAATCAACTCCAATAATCGGAGCATTTAGACAATGGGCAACTAAAAATGGTATTCCTGAATTATCAACATCTACATTTGGTGGAAAAAAGACAACGGCTAATCAAACATTTACGGATGAAAAAGGAAATACTAGATTACTTAAAGGTGCAGCAAAAGTAAATAGAGATAAGAATGGTGTAGTACAATCAGTTAAGATTGGCGGATTAAATATTATACGATTAGACCCAAATGAAAAAGGAATTAAACCAAACGAAAAGAAATTAAGAGAAAGAAATAATAGAAACTTAGAAGAATATTCAGCTAAGATTGATGCAAATGATATGGACTTTATTGATATGGATAAAGGTGTAGTTCCTGATTCTCCTAAAAATAGAGTAATAGTAATTCAAAATGCTATTAGTGGTATGGCAAATCGTTTTAAAGTATTAGCAGATAAGGCAATGATTGGTGATAAAGAAACATTAGCATTAATTACGGTATTAGATAATTTCAGTAAAAGAGACCCTAATAAAAATCCAAAAGAATGGTTGAAAGATTTTGAACATATTTTATCTAAGGTAGCTAATCATGAAGGTGAACCATCGTTAAGAGAAGGATGGGCAAACTACGCAGAAATATTTGTAGCAATTAAAGAAATGCAAGATAATGGTAATGGTACAGAACATGGTAAGTGTGCATTATTACCACAATCACAAACATTAGAAACCGTAGATGTTATTACGATTAGTGATGGTATGGGGACAAATAGAATTGTAACATTAGATGGTAGAAGTGTTAAGAAAGGAGTAGGTGGTGCAAGTGCATTGACTTCAAAAACAAGAAAATCTACATATAAAAATGACCCAAAAGGATTGATTAAAAAAGGTGTAATAGCATTATCAGAATCACACAATGTACCATATGGATTGGGTATGGATAAATCAGCAGCAGACCACAAAAAATTAAACGATGCATATCAATCTGAAATTAAAAAGAAAGCATTAGAATTAAATGTAAATCCTGCATTTATTAAACAAATGGAATCAGAAATGAAACCAGGTGGTAGAGCAGCTAAAAAAATAGCATCTGCATTGGGTGGTATTGTATTAGAAAGAAATAGAGCCGGCATACCAATCGATAAAGATACATTGGCTAAAATTAAAATGCGTTTAGAATCATATTATATGTATACTAACTTAGCACATGAAGCATATAATCAAAATGTAGATGTACAAGATTTTGCAAATGATTCAGTATTATCACAAAAAGAAGATAGAGGTGGTGGAAAATTAGTTAAAGCAGGCGAAATTGCAATAGATAGTTCAAACGGAATTGATGTATTAGCATATCCACAATCAGAATTTAATATTGGATTTACATTAGATGGTAAAAGTAAAAACCCTGGCGCAGGTAGATTTCATAATGCACCCAAGAGACAATAATGAAGACACAATTACTTTGCACATTTAGTACAAAATCAGATGTAGAGAATCACTTAGAATTAATTAAAAGCAATTATACATTGGCTTATAACTACATCTATGTTCTTCAAAACAAAAATATTCCAAATGAATTGTTTATAACTTACAATGTAGTAGTAGAAAATACACAACCAAACTTAGAAATGAAAACTATTTTGGTTCATAGAAAAAAACAAAGTAATACATTATACACAATCAATGCATTAAACAATGTTATTATGGAAGCAACCGGTGGACAGTTAGATAATAAGTTTGAAGTGGATTGGGAAAAATTTAGAAATTGTATATTGGTTACAAATACAGAAGGTGTTAAAAAAATATACACTAGAGTATTTGATGTGATAGATTTGACAAAATAAATAGTTATGATATATTGGTTTACAGGACAACCTGGTAGTGGAAAAACTACTATGGCTAATTGGATGGAAGCTCATTTAATACATAAAGTTATCACTATTGATGGTGATGATATTAGAGATGTATTTCAAAACAAAGATTACTCAGAAGAAGGTCGCAAAAAGAATATAACTAATGCACAAACATTGGCTAAGTTCTTACAACACAAAGGCTACAACGTAGTGGTATCATTGGTTTCACCATACAAAGACCAAAGAGATAAATTCAAATTAGAAATGGGTGAGAACCTAATAGAAATTTATGTTCATACTACAAATGAAAGAGGTAGAGAAAGTTTCCATGTTTCTAACTACGAAGCACCTACTGAATTTTATATTGATTTAGATACTACAAATGAAAGAGAATTAGATACTTTTAAAAAACTTCGTAATTATTTGGGAATTTAATAAATAAATTGTATATTAAAGTATATGAAAAAATACGCATTATTCATCGGAAGATGGCAAACGTGGCACAAAGGACATGAGTGGTTAATTAATCAGCAGTTAGAAAAAGGTAAAAATGTTTGGGTGGCAATTAGAGATGTTCCATTAGATGAGAATAATCCTAAAACCGCACAACAGGTTTTAAAAGAATTATCAACCGAACCATTCTTTACAAATAATTTTGATAAGATTTTATTATCAATCATTCCAGATATCGAAAGTGTAAACTATGGTAGAGGTGTTGGATACGAAGTAATCTACCATGAGCCACCTACAGATATCGAGCAGATAAGTGGGACAAAGATTAGAAATGGTTATATGAACTCTAATGGTAATTTAATTCAACATCCAAATATTTAAGATAAGTGAAAGGAAGTGAAACTATAGTAATAACAAATGAGCAAATAAAATTATCAACAGATAATGAAACATCTGCAGTTATGCACATTAGTGAAAAATCACTAATGGAAAAATTAGCTGAAATTATAACAGTAAATGGTGGAGATATATTAGAAATTGGATTTGGAATGCATTTATCTGCAGACGCAATTCAAAGTAATCCAAAGGTGACATCGCATACAATTATAGAAGTTCATCCTGAAATATACAAGTTAGCTATTGAGTGGGCTAAAGATAAAAAAAATGTAAAAGTAATATTGGGAGATTGGATTAATATATTACCTTTAAATGGAATTAAATTTGATGGTATACTACACGATACGCACCTTGACCCAAATATATCAAAATTTTTAGATTATGTTAAAAGCAATTGTAAAATTAATTCAATAGTTGGATTTTTTGAATATCTAGAATTTGATACACGTTTCACAGGTATCAGACATTCGTTAACCGCATCCGAATTTGATTCCCTACCTTACAAAAACCACCAAGCATTTAACTCAAATTGTTTTGAATTAAAATATACTACATTTGACGGTACTAATTTTTACTCAAACAGAGAAATAAAAGGACTGATATGATAGTAGAAAGAAAGAGACACATTGCAAAAACTATCTCATATCGAATTGTAAGTACGTTAATTGGTTTCTTATTAATGTGGTTGATAAGTGGTTCAATTAAAGTAGGTGCCGCATTTGGGGTAGCAGAATTGATTTACAAACCTATTCAGTATTATCTACATGAAAGAGTTTGGTATAAATGGATTAAGTACGGTTTAAAAAAATAAGTTATATGTCGGATATAAAAGAAGCAGTAAACGGACCAGCATATTATGGTGGTATCGATAACCCATATGAAGTAATTAAAGTATGTGAAGCATGGGGATTAGACAAAGATGCATACCTATTCAATGTAGCAAAATACATAGCAAGGGCCGGAAAGAAGGACCCAGCAAAGGAACTAGAGGATTTGAAGAAAGCAGTTTTTTACCTCGAAAGAAGGATAAAATTACTCTCTAAATAATTTGGTAGTTTCAAAAAATTATCGTATCTTTATTGTATAGGAATTAAGAAAATCGATATTTATACGTGAGATTAAATCGCGATAATCTTAAAACTTAAAAACAAATTTTTAAAACTTAAAAACAAAACAGCATGAACATTAATGCAATCAAGCAACGTCTTAATTCGTTGCAAAACACTTCGAAGAAAACGGACTCATTGTGGAAAACCAAACCTGGTAAATACCAAGTTCGTATCGTACCTTACAAATTCAATAAGGAAAATCCTTTCATTGAATTATTATTTCACTACAACATTAACAACAAAACTTATTTGAGTCTTTTGGAAGACCTGACCCAATTTTAGAGTTCGCAGAAAAACTTAAGAAATTAGGTGATACTGAGAATTGGAAAGCGGGTAAGAAAATGGAGCCTAAATTAAGAACTTTCGCACCTGTGGTAATCAGAGGTCAAGAAAACGAAGGTGTTAAATTTTGGGGATTTGGTAAGACTGTGTATCAAGAGATTTTAGCTATCGTAGCTGATCCTGATTACGGTGATATTACCGATGAAACAAATGGTAGAGATATTGTTATTGAAATTGTAGAGGAAGCAGGTAAAACATATCCTGAAACCAGAATCAGAGTAAAACCAAATGTATCTTTATTACATGACAATTCTACAATCGCAACTAAATTGTTAGATGAGCAAACTGATATTACTGATATCTATTCAGAATTATCTTATGCAGAATTAAAGACGGTATTAGAGAATTGGTTAAACCCAACGGCAGTGCTTGAAGAAGAAAATCCAACTCCTTCTGTTTCTCAACAAACATTAGCACCTCAACCAAAAAAAGTTGAAGAACAATTAGTAACTAAAGATGCTGCACCTGAAATCGGTGGAAGTGGATTAGTTAATGATTTACCTTGGGATGATGACGAGACAGCAGCCCCGGCACCAAAAGTGGATGTGGCAGCAGCATTTGATGACTTATTTAATTCATAATTTTTATGGCAAAAGTAGACTTAGCAAATCAAATTGCTGATAGTCTTAACAAAAAGTGGAAAGACCAAAAGGTAGCTTTCTTCTTGGATGATGATTCCGATGGAGCCCCAACCAATGTACCAGGTTGGGTTTCCACTGGAACAGCAATGTTAGACGTAGCAATTTCGAACAGACCTTATGGGGGATTACCCGTAGGAAGAATTACCGAAATCACCGGTTTAGAACAAAGTGGTAAATCACTTTTATCAGCACACGTGTTGGCTGAAACACAAAGACAAGGTGGGGTAGCAGTATTGATTGATACTGAAACTGCGGTAAGTAGAGAGTTCTTTGATGCAATTGGAGTAGATGTTTCTAAACTATTATACGTTTCAGTAGACACAGTTGAT